TGCGTGATGGGCGCTCTTTGATGGTAAAGCCGTCTAGCGCTTCCGCAAACGTCTCGTCCCACTCTGGACAAAGTGTTTCGTAGCCATCTGCGAACGCAGGGTAACGTCTGTCGATGGCATCCGTTGCAAGATCTATTGCGGTCTGCTCTATCCACTCGTCGGCCTCATCCCAATACGTGAAAACCCGTTCTTCTGTGTTGCCTTGTCCTATGTAGTAATCGCATTTGACGACGTACTCGTAAATCATTAAAACTCCTTTACGCAATATTCGCCAACAATATCGTAGAAAAAGCGGCTTGGCCCGTCATTAGTGCGCAGCTGCCACACTTCGGCGCCGGCCACTGTGTAAGGCTTTATGAGGCGGGCAGATAGGCTAGGCATGTTGAAGTGGCTGTGTACTTCTTCCTCGGCACACTCGCAGCAGTCGCATAAGGTGTCTACAAGCGCGTGCACAGCGTCTTCGCGGGTGCTAAAGTACCGGGCATCGTCCACTGATATCGGGGTGATGTAGTGCACTGCCCATCGGCTCGGGGTAATTATAAGCTCGTCGCATCTATCCGAGTAAAAATCATCTATAGAAAATGGTTCTTGAGCCTCAAAACTGTAGGCATTGTGATAGTATGAAACGCACGCTTCGGGGTAACCGTGCAATATTTCTGATAGTGCGGCTTCGAATTTGTAGGCCTCTTCGCGCATCGCGATTTTATAATCTTCGGTCGTGATGACTGCTAAAATAATGTTTTTCACAATTACTCCTAATCTATAATGAATGCCATAACACATCTCTTAGCACGCTTGGTTCCTTGTGCGTCCCAAAAATAGTGTGTTGTGGATTTAATACACCCATTTACGATTGATATTTCCGTGTAGTGGTCTCTATGGTCTGCGCTTGTACCAATGTGAGCGCTGCGCGTATAGACGTAGTGGTGCTCTCCTGGCGTAAAGGCGTCTGTGATGCTCACATCCGGGTCAAATCGCATTTTGTACATGATGGCAAGGCGTGCCGTTTCGTGGTAAACGTGGATTCGCTTGCGGCATTTCCACGTCTCAATTTCAGACTTCGCATCGGCCGCGGCTTTAAACGCCTCTTTGATGTCGGATTGGGAGATGATATAATATCCCCGCTCGTCTGTGTACCATGGCTTGACGCACATACACATTGTCAGCACCTCCAGTATAGATGTCTACTCGCCGAGGGCCCTGCGGATTACCCATGATTCGGCTACAGCCTCAATGACTAGATTGACGCCCCGCGTTACGTACTTCTGTACTAGGGCATGGGGGAGATTCACCATTTCGATTTCATGGTTTATCAGCTCATCCACGCATTCGATCCCGTCGTAGGAAGGAACCCCGCGTGCTATGAGGTACGCGAGGCCCTCAGCGCGCGCGCCTAGGGCCATTGCATGCTCGGCGACGTCGGGACCCTCTCCCGTGAAGTCTAGAATGCGGGAGGCAGCATAAGCACATGCCATGGCTTGCGCGGCGGCTTCTTTACGCACGGCCTTAGAGTGAGTCTTGTCTAGGGCGATTCTGCTGAAATAGTCCGTCTGGCTGTTGAGGAATGTGGCTGTAGTGTCCAGTTCTTTAATGATGATGTCGGCTGTGGTTGTCATTGGTCGTGTCCCTTCTCGCACCGCCTCCTTTGTGGGCGGATGCCCGCATCTTAGGCTATTTTGAGGCGATATGCAAGGCAATTTTTAAAAAATTTCCGATTCGCCGCCCGTACACCTCGCGCGTGTGCGCGCATGCGTGAGGGCTTGTAATCATTTAAAGCTGTAATTTAATATTGATATTATTAATAATCTTAAATAACAACTTTAATAAAATACAACCGATATATCATCACTCCATCGCACTATAGTGCTAAAGTGCGGCCGCAATTCTAGTCGCACCATATAAGGCGCGGATTTTTCAAAACTTTTGAAAAAATATTTTTGATTTTTCGAAAATAGCATTTTGCGCTTACACGCAGATTTTGAAAAATGAAATATTTTAGGGGGATAGTTAAAGTAGCCCAGGCGTGCTAAAATTGAGTCGCCCTATAATATGCGGGAAGGATTATGAATGGATGTTCAGGTGGTTACTCTAATCGTTGCATGTTCGCTCATGGCTATTGATGTTGCTGTTGGTTTTGTCGGGTCGTTGATTGATGGTACATTCAAGTCATCTGTCATGCGTGAAGGCCTTGTGCATAAGGCAATGGAGCTTGTGATTATTGGCGTAGCTTATCTTGTTCAGTGGGCGGGCGCCTATGGGGTATCTATGATTGCACCTACGGCGATAGATACGGCGATGGACGTATATGCGTCGCTGCCAATCGGTGAGGCCGTAGTCCTCTACGTGGCAATTATGGAGCTGGGCAGCGTGCTTGAGCTTGTAGTTAAGTACAACCCTAATCTTGCTGACGCTCCCATTCTCAAGTGGTTTGCAAATAAGACTGATAAGTGATATACTTAAATTGTTCGCCCGTTGGTTCTGCTTGGATTCGCGTCGATAGGGGAGTATCACAATCGCAAGGTTGCCCCGCTGCATACGGTTTGATAGCCGGACTTTCGCGCGCTGGGTAGAGTAGCTGACGCAAGCGAACACAGCGCCCCGCCTCCTTTAAATAGGTTGGCGGGGCATACTACTATTAGGGAGGTTGCTATGATAGGGTATGACGATGCTGAGTTGCTTTTGGATGCTGATGAGGCTGTGGAACGCCTTATCAAGCAAATAGGTGCTTATCGCAGTGATAAGCTGAAGCTATACCGTTTGCGCGAGATGCTTATGAATGCGCGTGAAACCATTTACACTGAACTTGAGAGTATGGAGGATGATTGCAATGACTAACGCCGAAGCTTTTGCACGCCGCGTTGAGTACTATTGTGGAAATGAGTCTGTGGGTTATTCGCAGTATCATCGCTGGTGCGACCCTGACGTGGATTGCTCGTCTCTCATGTACATTTGCGCCTATGATATCGGCTTGCCCGTTTCTCGCGAGGACCCCCGGTATACGGGTACGATGGTAGAGGATTTTGCAGCGGCAGGGTGCACTATCTATGATTTTGACGGGCCCGAAGAGCTGAAGCGCGGGGATATTCTCCTGAATGTGGCGCATCACACTATTGCGTACCTTGGCGATGGTAAGGTGGGCGGCGCTCGTCAGTCTGAGACGGGCGGCATCTATGGTGAGGGTGGCGACCAGACCGGCGATGAGGTTTGCATCCATGGTTATTATATCTATCCCGGCGGGTGGGATTACTTTATTCGCATGCCTGAGGATGGCGGCACTGGCGCCCCTACGGAGGCTGCTGAGATTGATTGTGACGGTTGGTGGGGAGAGGCAACCACGAAGGCATTGCAGCAGCAGCTAGGGTGTGTCGTTGATGGCGAGATTTGGCACCAATGGCCGGAGAATGCGCAGGAAGGATGCACGTCGGGGTGGTGCTACGATTACTCGCAGGCCGGCAGTCCTCTCATTCGAGAGATGCAGCGCCGACTTGGAGTGTATGTTGACGGTATCATGGGCAAGGATACTATTAAGGCGCTGCAAAAGCGTTTCGGCTGTGTGGTTGATGGCGTTCTTGATGGCCCGTCCCCTTGTGTAAAGGCGATGCAAGAGGCACTTAATGCCGGGAATCTCCCGTTTTAATCGTTGACAACCTCCCCTCGTTGAAGTATAAAGTAATTAGCAACGAGGGGAGGTGATACTATGAGGCCCATGAATAAGGAACATCCGATTAGCCGTAATATTGTTATTACCACCGCAACGGTAAAGGTGGGAGACGATGACAAGGCACAGACTATTGAGCTTGTCGGCGCGCTCAACTCGCAGCAGGTCTCCGCCCGTCTTCGCCGTGACTTTGGTCGCGACGATATCTGGTGTGAGTCTGCCGCCACGTCCATTCGTCATTACGAGATGGATATTTACGACTTTATCGAGAACGACAAGGCAACTTTTACTGATTTGGAGAATTAATCATGTCCGATTACGATATCACCACTGTTGATGCTACTAATGATATTGTGGAGGAATTCAATCCCATCATCCTTAACACTATTGACCTTACTACGTTTGAGGGCAGGCAGACTAGTTACAATGCCATTAATAATGCCGTGAAGCTGGCCGACGATACACCTATTGAGGTTCACGACGTTATCATTAGGCAGTTTGCACGTAAGGATGATGACGGTAATATTGTGGTGCGCCCGTCTGTTGTGTTCATTACTCCGGACGGTAAGGCCTATTACAGCGCGTCGCTTGGCGTGGCACGTTCGGTGCGCGAGCTGCTGGATGATTCTATGCTTGGCCTGCCGTCTGGTTGGCCTGACCACAAGCTGACGATGGCTATCACCGCCGCACCTCTTGCTGGTGGTAAGACTCTCAAGAAGATTGTTGTGCGTTAATCTAGCAACGGAGCTTAAGTTCAGATAAACTATAAACCGTTAGTTAGATGGCTTGCACGCGCTTTACGTGGCCCCTCCGGGAACGGAGGGGCTTTCTTATCGGAGGTGCCCATGGCAAACGCATATTCCAAAGGCGGCAAGGCTTGGAAAGAGGCCTACAATCGCGCCTTGCGTACAACCATTGAGGCCCAAAAACGCATTGATAAGCTGACTAAGTCCGGCGTTATGGAGGCCTCGGAAGAGGCCGCGAATCGCGGTATGAGGGCCACAACGTCGATGCTTGCACCCTCTGATAAGCAACGCACGGCCGCTGCACTTTCTACGCTGACGTATAAGGAACTCAACGCGCAGGCTAGCGCAGCGCATTCCGTGCGGTATATGAAAAAGGCCGATTTTGTTCAGCTTGAAAGTGGTGAACACGTTACACGTGCTGATGTCAAGCGTCTGAAGTCTAATATCCGAAAGGCTAACGCAGCTCGTGAGGCACGAATCAAAATGATTGAGACGTACCCCGCCGTTCCTGCATTCAAGAATTTAGAGATAGAGTATAGGGCCTATTCAAGGTCTCCATCTGGGCATTATGTCGGGACTAAGTCCGGCTATAACGCCGACCTTGGCAAGATTGAGCTGGAGCACACCCCGCGCAATAAGGGCGAGTTTAACGCGATTCTAAAAGCGTCTACACAGTGGGTTACGAGGCCTGTTGATAAGCTCATGACCCAACGTGAGGCAGCAGCCCACATGGTGGAGCTTAAGGACCCTGACTTGGCTGCCGAGATTCGAGACATGACGCTAGAGGAATTCGATTATGCCGCATCGCGTCTTGATTTTTTCGGCGTTCTTGCGTCTTACTATCACGCACATATCGCAGGCACGATGCAAACAGATGACGCAATGCAAGCATCCTTTTTCGATATGTCTAAATCTGATTATGAGAATGCAAACACTATCCTTCATAGTGTGAAAGATTTCTACCGTAATCAGAACGGCCACGCAATTATGATGGACCAAATTGTTAGAGCGCAGGATAAGAAACTCAAGAAGCTAGCCATAGAGTCTTTGAATGCGGATGAATCGGCGATTAAACGTGATACAATCAGGGCTATGAAAGCTGAGGAAAAGGCGAAGCGCAAGGCTAAGAAATAATTGGGGTGAATCATGCGCAAGCGTAGCAGGCTAAAGCACATAGATTACGCGGGTTATTATGTCGCCGATTTCGAAACGCTTGCGTATGAGGGGTGTGAGCACACGGCGGTTTGGCTGTGGGCCACGTGCGATACGGACTGCTTTACGTGCGAGTATGGCACAAACATAGAGTCGTTTATGGCGTGGTGTGCCGAACGGCAATCCGTCGTAGGTTTTCACAATCTTGCGTTTGATGGGTACTTTATTCTTGATTACCTACTATCACACGGGTATGCGGCCTTCCCTATGACCGATGTTGACGAGCTGCGCCCTGGCCAGATAAAGACGCTCATTAGCTATGATGGCAAGTTCTATATGTTTGAGGTGTGTTTCACGAACGGGCATTATTGCAAGTTCGTGGATACCCTCAAGCGTATCCCCATCCCCGTGCGTCTCATTGCCCCCACCTTTAACTTGCCCGAGGGCAAGGGCGAGATAGACTATACTAAGTATCGTGAGGTTGCTACAAACGTACCAACGCATGAGGAGATAGACTACATTCGCCGTGATGTTGAGATTGTTGCTAGGGCAATAGCTATCCAGACTGCTGAGGGCATGGAAAAGATGACCACGGCGTCTAATGCCATGGGAGAGTATCGCGAACTTTTGGGCGGCGAAGGTAGTAAGTTTGAGCAGCAGGAAAAGGCGTTCCGCCTATGGTTTCCTGAGCTGCCCGCGCAGATGGATGCTGTGATGAGGCACGCATATAAGGGTGGGTTTACATACGTTAACCCTGCATGGGCGGGCAAGGACTGCGGATGCGGCATATCGGTTGACTTTAACAGCATGTATCCGTCTCAAATGCTTAGTCGTGATTTCCCTTACGGCATGCCTAAATACTTTACGGGGCAATATGAACAAGATGATGAGTACCCACTATATATCCAGGGTGCGCAGGTGATATTTACGCTGAAACCCGACGGAATCCCGTGCATTTCTTTGCATTCGGGGTTTCGCAAGGTTTCCGACACATCTTATATTGACGCTGTAGACGAGCCGGTAACCATATATGCAACAAATATTGATTGGGAAATTTACCAAGAACAATATGATATTGTAATTTTGCAATATATCGATGGCTTTAAATTTAAATCTAAGCAAGGAATGTTTAATTCATATATTGAAAAGTGGCGCGCCGTAAAGGAATCAAGCAAGGGCGGCAAACGCTATATTGCTAAGCTTTTCCTTAACTCACTTTACGGGCGTTTTGGACTAAATCCTCGTGGAGATTGCAAGGTCCCGATATATGACGAGGTGGAGGGGCGTGTGCATCTCACGCTAACCCCCGCACCCGAGCGTGACACGGTGTATTTGCCTGTGGCCGCATTTTGCACCTCGTGGGCACGTCGTGCTCTTTTTGACGGCATTAACGCTAACAAGGATAGGTTTGTATACTGTGACACCGATTCTATGCACCTTCGGGGGCTTGAGGACCCTGCCGGAATACCGCTTGATTCGAAGCGGTTTTGCTGCTGGAAAGTTGAGGGGCATTTCAGAAAAGCAGTGCACCTCCACACGAAATGCTATATGTGGGAGTTTGCCGAGATGGGCAGTGAAGACTACGAACTCAAGTGCACTTGCGCAGGGGCCCCGGAAAACTTGCGAAATAAGCTGACGTGGGATGATTTTCATAGCGGATGGGTGAATTACTACACGGATGAGCAAGGACGCTTCGCCGGATGGAAAGATGGTTATACAAAGCTTCTTCCCAAGGTCATACCCGGCGGCGTCCTGCTCACCCCTGCAAAGTTCTCTATCAACGCCTAGATGCGCAACCGTAACCGACAAGTGCAAGAATGTTCATTACCTCCTCGCGCATGGTTGCTGACTCAAAAAATATATTGCCCCGGCTAAGCGACTTTACAAGGACTTTTAGATGAAAGTCGCTGCGTTCTAGCATGATAGTGTTAGGGCTTGCATCCTCGCGTAGTATAACGGCGATAGGGTGTGCGTTATCCTTTGGTACCTTTGAACAGCAATAGTAACACCCGCCCTCCACGTCCATCCAAATTGCGTACGTCTTGCCCATTGCCTTAATTGCCCACATATAGTGAGAACGCGACGTTTTCTTGCCGATTAGATAATCTGTATTATCTTTGAACTCATTATCACCCGCATACGCGGCATAGGCCGTGCCCTCAGTGAACGCACTAATTGTGGAGTCACGTTTAGCAGCCTTGTAGTTGCTAGAATCTGGAATCTCAAGCGTTACCGATGAGCGGCCGCGCTTGTACCGGTACAGCCCAGGCGAGTAATCTTTGATGCCCCACGCCTCAAAATATGGGTTTACGATGGACACTGAATTGGAGGCCATGACGATACGCACGCGTGATTCTCGCCTGTCGTAAGTCTCCCACAAGTTCATTAGCATGTTCACCTCGCCGGGGAGGTACCCCGGCACTTTTTGTTCGCGGATGAACTCATCGAAGAAAATATATTTAATGTCCTTGTCCTCCGAACCTTTACGGTTCTGAGCCGTGGAGAGGGCCATAATATACCCATAGGTTTCCCAGCTGTATTTTGCCACTCGCCTACCCTTTACCTCTACGTAAGTAGGCGGGTCGCTTATCTGAATCCAGTCACCATAGACTCGTAGGACCTTGTTAGGAAATTCGTTATTGCCAACAAGTCCTCCAATAATGCCGTTTTCAACCTTCATAAGGTCATCAATTTCGGTCTGATACCTGCGCAGATAAATAAACTTAGCGCCAGTTTTGAGATATGCCTTTGTAAACGCTTTTAAAAAGCCATATGTCTTGCCGATTCCTCGTGCTCCGACTGTCATATTTACCGGTGATGGGCTTCCTAGAATTGATGATGGATCGTAATAGATTGATTCATTCATTGTCGTTCCTTACTGCTTGTATCGTCTAACCCAGCATTGATTGCAATATCCATCGCTTCCAGAACCAAAATAAGAGAACGCCACTTCGCTAGGGCCGGTGCCTCCTCGCATGCCTATCGTGGTGGCGTTGCCAAGATAAAGCTCAACGTGGTCACAAGTGTAGCCACGATATGAGTGTGTTCCTTGCGAGGGGAAAGAGTAGAAAATAAGGTCTGCGGGTTGCATTTGGTCCTCCGGCGGCGGATAGGCCCCGTTATAAACCTCGGTAAACGCCGCACTGTTATCTGCCTGCGGCACTGTGTACGTGCCGATATCTACTCCGAATTGATGATTGAAGAGGCCCCACACAAAGCCGCTGCAATCGGTGACGCCAGACGTCTGCCATTCGAGGCGCCCCGAACCGCCGTAGACGTATTGCAGCTTACCTTCCCACGAAATGGCATAGTCAATGAGGCTTTGAAGCTCTTCCGTGGTGGCCTTTGGATAGTTTCTATTGCCAGATGATGGCAAGTCGTTTTGGCCTGCGGATGGCGTTGTAGAGCTGCGGGACGGAAACCACACCTCGCCACCATTCTTATAGAACTGTACTATTGATCCATCATTATAATAGAGCCATAAGGAATCGCCGACGCGCTTAATATGGCTTAGGTTTGTTTGTGTTTGAGATACGCCCGGTGTGGCGCTGCCGGATGTTGTGCCGGACGGTTCTGAAACGGTGCCGTAGTCAGGCGGACCGTCCTGCGAATCCTCTATTTTATCGTGGTTGTCGCTTAGCAGTTGGTAAACTTCGTCTTGCCTGTTCTTATATTTTCCGACTACAGAATCATTTATAGCAAGGTTATACACGTCATCGATAGTGAATTGCCACGGTAGGGATGATATTACGCGTCGGCATGCGGCCGGAGACTGATGATAAATTGTAATTAGGAAAATCATACCTGAAACGTCTGTATTGTGGGACGCAGATGTATCTCCCCAAGTCACCCCTTCATTTTGAATAGCGGTGAGCATATCAGATATTTGCAAGCGCCCGTATTGTTTTTGACAAGTTTGGTTGACTTCAAGCTTTGCCGATTCTTTCCACGACGCATCATCTTCGTCAGTCATCCAGTAAGACGTCCACGGGCCATTATCATCTCCTGGGTCTTGATTTGCTTCGTAAAAGCTGCGGAGCCTATCGGAAAGCGCATTGTATGCGCTTTTATCGTCGTTGCGGTAAAGATATCCAATAAGTGTACACGCATCATATGCATATTCTCCATACATCCCGATTGTAATAGGGTCATCACGATATACAGCGCCCCAATCCCAGTCAGATTCGACGGCTCCTAAAACATATAGCGCCCAGTCGGATTGGTCTGAATAGAACAGTTTATTTGCCATATCTTCACGCCTCCTACACACATTAAATAGCGGTTGATGCTATCTTTTAATCGTCACGTAAGGCCTATCAAAAAGGATTATAACATGAACAATGATGAAATGTATGAGCAGCATCTTGAACATACGATTGTAGGCCACAACATTTTCTATGTTGGACTTGAAAAGGCTAACGCCAATAAGTACGGATATACGGACGAGCTTAAACTAGGCCACGGAAAAGGTAGCGCAAACACAGAAGAGGAAACCTGGCATGCGTACATCTTCCGTGTTGCCGATGTCAAGTCTTCAATAGACGAGTTTTTAGCGCGAGTCAAGAAAACGGGAACTTGTAGTTATGTGCAAAGGGTCCCCAAAGTCGTTGCTTCAACTATCGCAACAGCCTTTTTCGTGCCGATTGAGAGGCAAGATGCATATATGTATTGCAGCACGTATGGTTGCGACGTGGTAAAGCCCGACAAGGTTGCAAAATGGCCATATGCCCGGCTAAGCCATGCGGGGTATAGGTATATCCGTTCGCTTATGGAGGGGTAAAAAATGGGGTTTTGGACTATAGCGCTGATTCTGGCATCTGCTATACCGCTGCTGGTGCTGCTGGTGATGTACGTTGTTGGCACATCAATTCCCGATTCATGGTGGAGGTAGATAACGTGCTAGTTGATATTATTACAGTAACAATTACTAGCCTTGCAATAAGCGCACTTGTAGTAAAGGGAATCGACTCTAAGAGGTAAAGTATGACGTCTACGAATAGGAGGCTGCAATGAGTGTATGTCCTAGACACTATAGCGGCGATGGGAATATAACATGCACCGACGCAATGCGGTCAATGCTAAGCGCATACGACGTATCTGAAGCATATGTGCCGCCTATGGGCTTCTGGTGGTGGCTGTGCGCATTCAAATACTTGTGGCGCTGGCAACTCAAAAACGGAGTTGAGGACCTACGAAAGTGTGACGATTGTATACAAAGGCTGATAGAGCTGCTAGATGAAAAAGAGATTAATAGATATGACCCTTAGCTTTTGGATTGTTTCATAGGTTCGCGTTAACAAAAGGCCCTCCATTGCGGAGGGCCTTTTTGTTATTCTACGCCAACCTTAGGTGCAATGCCCCAAGTGCTTCCAGACTTTATGAAAGAGTGGGAATCGTCTGCGCTCTTAGCCCGATTCTTCTTGTCCTTCCAGGTGCCGCTAGAACGTGTCTGCACGCTTCCGCCCTGCCGGTTGCAGCTCTTCCACGTGCTTCCAGATTTGAGAGCAAAGGGAAAGTAGTCGGGGAAAAGGTCGGTAAACGTCACGTTGAAATCGCCAGCGGTAGTGACCACAGCATACGCTGGGTCGGTGTTCTCGCGATATCGGGTGTACGACTGGCAAATAAGCATGTTAACGTCCGGCTCGCCAGCTAGCGGAAAGTCACGACTCAAATTCGTGGATGTGATAGTTCCGCTTACAGCAGGCGGGGATCCCTCATCTGACGCATATAGCCCCCAAATATTTTGAGTGTTGAAATTAGGTATCGTTTCCTGTAGCTGATTAGATACAAGAGTTGTATTCTCGTCGCTCAAATCTTCAGCAGAATTGAACTTCTGAGAATAATTGCCCTCGTACCACATAAAGCCGCCGACGTTGATAAAGCCGCCGCCCGCTACCGCACCCCAATCGTGAGTCTCAGTGAAATTGGTAATCTTAACATTCATATTAGAGGGGACGGCGTCATCATTATACGTAATAGTAGCAACCATATCGAACTCGAAATGCACGTTCATGTACCCGCCGTATGCGCCGGTCCACGATACATGTGTAGAACCAACACGAGGCGTCACGTTCTTAGCCTCGGCCATATCACACCGCCTTTACATCGTTGTCAGACACGGCGCGCGAACGAATGGCGTTAGCATACGTCGAATTAGTCGGGTCCGCGGTCGCAGAAAACCAATTGAGGTTTGCAATGGGAATCTTAGTCCCGGACGGGAAAGTGAGCGTGCCGTCTGCGTTCTTCGTTACGCCATACACGTTATCAATAATGTTAGTAATACTATTGTTAATGGTTGTCGTAGAGCTGTTGAGATTTGTAATCTGCTTAGTAAGATTCGTAACCGCATTATCAATCTTGTTATTTAGGGTGTTATAGTTGTTATCAATCTTAGTGGTAAGCTCAGTCTTTGTTTGGTCAATCTTGTTATTGAGCGTGGTGTAGTTGTTATTAACAACTGTGGTAAGGTCGGAAATAAGCTTACGAACCTCGGTGTTATACTTCTCAACCTTAGTATCAAGTTCTGTAATACGCTTTGTGAGTTCGGTGTAATAGCGCTCCACCTTAGCATCCAGGTCTGCAATCTTCTGCGTGAGTTCCTTGTAATGCGCGGCCTCGCGGTCATCCAGTTCCTGTACGTACTTCTCAAGATATCGGCAGAACTCATAAAGCTTATTGAGGTACTCGGCTACCTTTTCACCGTCTACATACTGCCCGGAAATGAAAAGTCGGTATAGGAAGTGGAGTTGGTCCTCAACGCTCATCTGGTGCCGGAACACCTCATCGACGTTATAGGTTGCTGCCATCATGTGGCCGTTAAAGGGGTTGAACATCCCGGACGTGACGGGGCGGCTGCTCAAATCAGAATCAACAAACGGCGGTGTGGGCATAGATTCCTCCTTACTAGTGATGCCCGGGCGTGACAAGCGGCACGCCCGGGCATGTTTCATCTTACATCATATAGAAATAGATAGTAGAGTTAGCGGCAACATCAAAAGGCACCGTAACTTCAAACTCGGCCCTAGAAAAACCGCTGCTAGTGCCATAAGTAACAACAATATTATCAGAGTCAATAACAGTATGCTTTGGCGCTGTACTGCTAGAGGTGCTAACAAGAACACCAAACCACTTTTTAGTAGCCATAATAGTTTCAAAAACGCCAACGGGGTTGTTATCAAACTTAGCGGCAGAATAATTAACGCCAAATTGCATCTTGGTCCCGGTTGTAAATGCTGTCTTGTTAATTACTGTTCCCTTGCACTCAAGAGGAATTGTGTCCCCGCTTCTATTATAAAAAGCATAATTAAAAGAAATAGACGTGAACGTGCTATTTGATGTGTGGAATCCCGAATAAGAGACATCGCAACCGGCGCTAGCTGCACTCAGCGTCCCGTCCTCGGCAATCGAGAGGCCCGAACCCACCTTCACCGTGCCACGCGTGGAGTCCGTGGCCAGGGGCAGCGTATCGGCATCGACGCTTACCGCGTCATTGTCGATGTGGAGGCCGGTACCGCACTTGAGCATGAGGCCGTTCGCCGAGTTGTAGTAGAGGGCATCGCCTGCGAGGTGTTCACCGATGAAACCAAGGTCGGCGGACACCTGCGCATCGGTGGCGGTGAGGCCGTCGGAGAAGATGGAGGGGTTGATTTTGATGGTGCCGTCGGAGGCGGCGGTGATGGATGTGGAGGGCTTTACAACGCCTACAGCGTCCGCAGTAGCCGGCGCGGCGTGCAAGCCACCGTCTGAGTCAAGCACGAGACCATTTCCGTACGGGCGGACGCCGCCCAAAGAAGTGCTCGTAGCTGCGGATAGGACATAGCTGCCGGATGCAACCTTTTCGTCAACGTAATGCTTTGTGGCGGCGTCGCTGTCTACTTCAGGGTCGGTGACGTTAATAATGCGGCGCGTTCTCGAAGTATTTCCTACAGATACAACATCTTTATATTGGGCTTTAGAGTTAGAACCTATAGCAACTGAACCATCATCAGATGCTGCGGCACCAAAGCCAATTGCAACAGAGGCAGGACCTGATGCGATAGGTTGAAATCCAATTGCAACAGATGATGCCCCCGTACTTGATGCTCCATAGCCAACCCCCACAGATTGCAGGCTAGCTTTTACGCCCGAACCAAAAGCTATTGCACCGTTTCCTATACTCGGAGCATGCTCAACGTTTGTAGGGGCAATAGAATTAACGGTATTAAACTTACTATCCACGTACGCCTTATTAACGTCCGTGGAGATGGTGCCATCGTCGGTGACGCTGATGTTATCACCAACCTTGACTCCGCCGATTGTGTTTGTAGTGGCTACGGGAAGAGTGTAGGGGGCGTGAGTGGAAATAGTGCCATCATCTGTAACGGTGATGTTATCGCCAACCCTGACTCCGCCGATGGTGGAGGCGGTGGCGGGCTTAACGTCTAGACACCCAGTATCACCCCGCATACCAACCCCGTTGCCGGGGCGTATAACGCCAAACCCACCATTGCTCTGACTGATATTATTCTCAGCAATGTTAATCCCGATAAAGCCATCTTCAATAAATATACCCTCATAATTTTTAGATTTTCCGTCATTAATATCGGTTGCGTGTAGTGGGTATGCTCCGGTTATATGCCCATACTTGCCAAACCCTTTACTACCAGATGCCAGCCTACCCACATGGTCTTCAATCACGGCATCCTGATTAGCATCCACGCGGGCCTGCTCGGCCTCATCTTCAAGATAGTCGCGCCGCATCTCAGCGGGGATGTGCTTGTACATGCGGCGGTTCTTCGCATCCAGATTGCCGATAGACGTTGCGTTGGGTTCAGTAGAAGCTGTGAGCGCCTCGTGAACGTTGGTAGGGTCTGTCACCTTCGGGGTGGCGTTCGCCTCCTGCTGCACATAGGTTGGAGCGCCACTCGACTGCGCTGCACCCTTAATCTCATCTGCCATAGTTCCTCCTTAGCTCCAAAGCTGTCTAAAGCAAGGTTCGAGAAATGCGAACACCATTAGCTTAACATTGTTGAGGCCGGTATAGTAGTTCTCAACGGCTCGGATACGGTTCCCGAACTGCTGCACGTGGGCCTCGCCGCTCATCTTGCCCGTCTGATGCCCGGTAGAATCCGTGGTGCCACTGCTCGTGCCATGCGATGTGGAATCGCTGTTCGAGAACGTGCCACTCTCGTAATAGTCGGGCGGATTCTTACCATTCATGGACGTTTGCGGGTTGCGCGAGGCGTAAGACTGTGCCTTCGTATTGGCCGTGCTATCGGTTGTGCTGCCAGTCTGTGCGTTGTTCGTGGCGTCGTTTACCGAATCGCTTGTGCTGCTAGAGTTCGACCATGACGCCATCATGAGCTGTTCGGTTGCCATGTCCAGGGCTTCCCAGGCGCGATTAACGCTACTCATGTTTTCGTTCATCTTGCGATTGAGGTAAAACACGAATTGCGACGGCGTCTCGGCTCCAATCTCGCGAAGATAGAAATGCTTCACGATAGCATCGTTGAGCCACTCACGCCGCGTCTTCTGCCCGAATTCCACATTGATATCCCGCTCGTTAGTCATCTGCTCCGATGCCTTGTAAAGCGGATATTCCTTAAGCCCTATGTCATACCCATACGCTATAACGTCTTTGAGCGTCGGCGAGTAGAGCGTCTGCGGAGGGGATTCTAGCGTATAGTAGTGCGCTAGGTTTCCGCCGTCTTGTAGAAATCTATAGTCCTTGTTCGCCATGAAATCACCTGCTTCCTGCGAACTGCGAACGCGTCTCCTGCAACGTCTCCGGCCGGCTCCAATCGGTGAGCGTGAACCAATTGAGCGGCCACCCCTGCGCTCGAACGGGTGTGTATACCTGCGAGGCGGGGCCCGCATCAAACTCATAATCAGGCTTGTGCTGGTTTGCGTAACCCCACGTTCCATTGCTGAATGACCACGGGCCGGCATAGTTCTCATCAATCTTGCGATAGTAACAGCCGGGCAAATGATCGTCAACGCTGGTGTAGCCGCTTGAAACCAAAGGTGTGTCGAAGCAATAGTTGCCGTAGACGTTAGGGTGCTGATAACGGTTCCATGTTGAAGCGCCGGTGCCATACGCCCATTCATCGCCTGGCGCAATACCGCTATCCCACGTCTCGGGGATCTCGGATGTGCCATGGTTGACTAGGTTTGCGTCCGGCCATTCCTGCCCCACGACGTCGCGAAAACGCTCGTCATAATCATACGGAACAAAATCACTCTTCGCCATTTCCGCCCGCCTCGCTTCCCTCGTTTCCGGGGCCTGCCTGTTGCTGTTGCATGGCTTGCCGGGCCTTTTCCTCTAGCTCCTCATCAACGCGCCACACCACGTCAATATCAAGGCCAAAAATCTTGTTGACGTCCTCGCAAAACTTCTTGCGACAATTCAACGCCGCCTGCCTTTGAATGAGATACTGCTCGTCGTTGGAATCAACCTCGGCTTCAATAATTCGTTCACGCTTCTCAACATTCGTGTTGTTAATGCCAAGGAACGTGTAACCACGGTTCACGAGCTTTGCTGAATCGGCGAGGATGTTTGATACGTTATAAGGCGCGTCAGTCTTGAAAGCCTTTACATCAATGTCAGCATCCAGACGCTTAGACCCAAAGATAACGGGAGCTTCTCCACCTATCTGATTGTAGTAATTGAGGGCGTCCGCCTTCTGCTCCTCGTCGGCCGTAACGATAATAGGCGTTATCTGTGCGCGCATGTTAATGTCCGCAATTCCATCCCACCTTGCAAGACGCCTACAGATGTAGGTAATGTCAGGCTGTATCGGCTTGCGTAGCATGTTATCCCAGCACATAGCGCAATCCGGGTCGATAAGCTCGCCGCGACTCACGCGATAGTAGGCGTTACGTTCCCAGTTCGGCGCATCCGTTGTTTGGTCATCGCCGCCGTTGATAGGGATGAGAGTAACCTCCTGCGGGTTGCCGTACATGTTCATGCGCCCGTGGGGCACTGCTTGCGCTACTGCGAAGTCCCCCGCCCCGGGTGTCATCTCGAAAAATCCCACAGAGCCATAATTGAAAAGTAGAAACTCAATAGCACGAGGGTCGATTAGGTCGGGAATGTTCTTCCACTCAAAACGAGTCACAGCTGCCGTATAGAAAAGATTCCACCAATAGGAATAGGCCTCATTATTGTTGTAAGACTCAGGACGCCCCGGCCGCTGCGACTTCTGCCATTCATGGACATAACTTCTACCCATTGCGCGGACCTCAAGAGGGATTAGGCGCGTTGTGTCAATTGACTTAGTCATGATTACACCTCCTTACTGTACGTCGTAATAATCAGCATACTTGGGGTTGTTAGAGTAAAGCATATCCGGCCCAAAGTTTTCGATATCGTCTGGATTATCCCAGAACGTGCACCCCTGGGCAAACAGAGCGCGAATAACGTTGCGATTCGTTTCACTCATGTAAAGAGGCGTTGCAAAGGTAAGATTCTGACCCTTCCAAAACGTGAACTTATCGCACACAAGCAAGGTTTCAGGCATGTTAATAAACTTGTTGACTGCGCATCCGAAACGGAGCATATAATCTCCTGCGCGGGCAATGGCCCCGGGGTTGGGGTGTAGAACCTTAAATGAAACTCCAAGTCTTCCCGTAACCAAATATATAGCAGACCCACCAACAGCGCCCAGAGCGGACGGTGGGGTAAGGCTAGCGTTCTTCTTCTGCGTTGCTATCTGCTTCCATGCAAGGTCTTTATTACCCTCAGCAATACTATTTGCCATATCCCTATTCTTAGCATTATTTGACGTCCCAAGGTCGTAATTTTCAGTGGCATTAATAAAATTAGTTGCTGTATTTATTGACGAAATAGAGTTCTGTAAATTAGCGTCAGCCCTAGCATTCAACCAATCCACCCCGGTTTGGGTCAAATCTTGAATGCCTTGCACTACGCTATTAATACCCCCGCTAGCATTACCGCCCCTCATCGCTACCAACCCGTTAACGGTATTTGCAACGCCACCAATTGCGCCGGGAATCACATTAATATTAGCCTTGCTTATCGCATTATCTAGTGTTGCCTTATTAATAGCTTTTTCATTTTCGTTTTGTCTGCTTGCCTGCTGTTTAGTCAAATCAAGATTACTCTGCGTGATATCTGCTGCGAGATTGTTCTGGGCCGTTGACGCCGTATAAGCCCAGTCCGCAGCATCATACGCATATTGATAATTGTAAGCATTATTAGCAAGCGTCAATTGAGCGTTATTATTGTAAATTACAAACGATGGAAAGTTCTTAAACCACAAACCATTTTGAATATCTGAACCATTATAGAAAAAGGTGTCTTTATTCGTCACATCAACATTGGCATTAACCCCGTAAAGTGTTGTGTGGTTCTCCGAAATCGAACTTGCTCGGGAAATGTCTGGGTACACAACAGCAACGTTATTCGGGTAAATGAAACAATAATCAAGCGAAAACGTAACCCCATTATTACTTACTAACTCGTCAGGTTTAATTTCTACGCTTGTTTGTTGATTGTTGGCCATCTCAAACACTGTGTAAGGATAGCATAGCAACGAAGGCAGGCACGAATATCTATCTGGAATACCAGCACTTGCCTTTTGTTTCCAATCAATGGAAAACAATTGCGCTGTTGAATACATACCGTTCTTAATATGGAGGGAATTCAACTGCTTACCGGATGAATCTTTAAAAAATGGTAGAGGTATCCCGCCTATTGAATCATCACCGTTTGATTCTATATACGAATCAATTATAGCCCCGGGTATATAATACATTGCTTGAATACCCTGTGCCACCCAAGAATATTTAGTAATACAATTTGTAAACTCGGTAAATGTTGAAATATGGTCTACAGTTGAAAGATGGTCTGTAGATATTGACGAATTGCGATAATAGGGGAATAAATAAAGGCCGCAACCTACACTCATATTACCAACCGAATGCGAATAATCCATATTAATTTTAGGTGCCGACTCGGTACCAGGCGGCGCAGATAAACTAATCGAAGTAATAACGGCAACAACATCATTTTCGTTTGACAATGTGTGCCATTCTGTATCGTACGAAAGATAGGTATTGCCCAGGTCCAACCCCTCATCACCAACAACGACCTTAGACGCCGTGACCCCGTCCGTAATGTTCTGGGCTGCATTATTGGCAAACTGCACTTGACCCTGCTGACAAAGCATGCTAGTAATCTTGAAATACGGGCGATAAGTTGTAAATACGTCAAGTTCAAGCGTTAGAACAGTGTTCAGCGGCGATGCCATCTCATGAGCCTTAATAAAATAGCAATAGCGCGTAATTGTATCATCGCTGTTGTAATGCTTAACGGGCTGTGATGGGTTGTCCACAATCAGATAATTGTAATTGAAAGCCTCATCATATGGTACTTCAAGAGGAACGGGCTTATCAAGATGAATATAGCTATTGTTCGTAATGACAATCTTAGAGGTTAAATTATCAAACCACTCGTCGCGCTTCTGCCGCCCGGCATCACCATAGCCCCATTCAATGGCATCCTGTGTCTGCGACCACGGAACCACACAAAGTGTAATTGTTGAACCTGCTTGCCAAAAGTCCTCAGTGTTAATCATATATCTGTCATCGGCCACGCTGTATCGCCTCCTAAGCCTTTGTAGGGCGGGGTGGCATAAACCGCCCCGCCCATAAATCAAAACGCGTTAGAACGCGTTATACAGCCTCAGAGAGGCATTTACGCGTCCGGCTTAGTATCAACAACGGTAACAGACTTAGCCTCAGACTTCTTAGTGCGGTCGATAGCAGAACGTGCAACAAGCGAAAGCGTAGTGTTCTGCTCATCCGTGCCGACGAAAAGCGTACCGCTGTTGTCAATAAAGGTGTTCGTGGAAACGGGCTTCTCGCCGGTAACGGTGAACACGACGGACTGGGAGGGGCCGTTGTCACCCGTTACAGTCCACGTGACGAACGTGTCAGTTCCCTTAATAGCCTGGTCGGCAACACCCGCGTTAGAGGTAACGGCGTCAATGGTCACCGCGGTGACGGTGGGAGTGTTAAGGGTAATGGTCGTGTCCTCCTTACTAGAGAACTTGACGCAATTGCTGAAGCGGCTCATGGAATAGATGCCCCAGTGGTTGAGGAAATAGTTCGTGATACGGGCCTTAGGGTTGCGGATAGACTCGGAATCAAGAACCGTGTCCGCGCAAACGAAAAGGTCTCTATCACAAAGAAGCGCCTCGCAGCCGTCAATAGGCATCTCGTCGATAACAACACGTTCGTTCGCAAGAAGATTCACGGAATTGAGATTGTATGCATAGGCGTCAACATAGACGCTCATGTAGGAATCAAACTCAGGCGTGCAAATAAGAATGGTCTCATCCGTTCGAGAGGGGACGTGGTTGGCGTTAAAACGCTCCGTGAGACGAACCTTAAAGAGGCCGTCATACATACGCATCTTCTGTGCAATGTCCTTGCCGGTCTTCTCCGGGTCATCGGAGGTGCGGAAATTATCAACATGAACGTTGAAAATATCGGTGGTGGCGTCGTACTTTTCAAGAAGCTGGCGCATGATAAGGAATTCGTCCAGCTCATCAGAAGCATAGATGCTGTTCATGACACCGACAAGATAACGGGAAAGGCCTCCGTCCTCACGGAAAGCCTGCTTGAGGTCCTCAGTGGAAACAGAAAGCTGGTACTGGTCCTGGCGATTCTGGTAGTGATAGTTTGCGTAAACTTCAGACTCGTTCAGACTAAACACATCGGTAGCATGCTTGCTGTAATTGTGAGCCTTAATAAGGCCATAGCCAATCTCACGAAGCCAAGAGCCATTAGTATAAAGCCCGGGGCGCTTGAACTTCTTAAGTCGATTGTCCATGGAATACACGTGATAAATATCCGGAAGCACCTCATTCATGAGGACCTCGGTAAACACGTTCCAAGAGGGCTTATAGGAAAGCATGGACTCAAACGTGGCGTCAATGTTGCCATTAGTCACGGGGTTAATCCGGGTCTGAAAATCACTACCCGCACGGTGCCAGACGTCATCGACAATCTGTGCGTTATCAATGTCAAGCGTATACATAA